GCATATGCCCAGGGATGTCTTGCACGTCTCCGCCTGTCTCCAAAGTATGAAACGGAGAAAATGCAGCTGCACCGAGGCCACCTTGCACGCCTCCTTGCACTGCCTTGTTTACTGTCTTTCCTGCGAGTGAATCAATGATCTGAGTGCCATTTTTAGATATAGTCATACCAGCATCAGGAAGGAGGCCTTGCGCCTTGCTCCCAGCTTTTTCTGCAAGCTGCATAAGTTTGGGGTTTTCGAAGAAATTAGCCCCAATCCCCAAGTTCCCCACTGGCATTCCCGGATTCACAACATACCCCGCTGCTCCCCCGGCTATGTCCGCCGCTTTGTCCAAGTACTTATTCCCAGTAGAAGCTGGGGAGCTCATCTGAGAATCATCCAAACCAATCGTATGACCGATTCCTTGCGCGAACCTATCGATGAGTTGCCCGCCTTTCGTTCTACGTAAAGCGTTCAGATCATTTACAGGATTCAACCAGCCGCCAGGGTAATCGGTACGAAGATCACCGCGCGATTGTAGCTCGGGATTATCTTCAGCCTGCATAGTATCTAGCTGCTTCTGATAATCTTTAATCGTTCCAAGTGTTTGCTGGAAGGAATCCATTTGTTGCTGATCAGATAAGGTTTGAGCATTGTATTCAGGACTGTTGATGCTGGGCATCTTCTTACTCTTCTTAAATTCAGCAGCAGAGACAAGACCACTAGATGATCCCGTTCCCACCGATCCGCCTGAGCTACCTTTATTTTTATAATCTTTGGCGCTAATCAGTGCCATATTGGGTACCTCCTTTTATTTTAGGTAGTCCATATACTCTTGAATAAGCGCCTCGCGTTTTGACTCATCGTACCAATCAGGATCCTTATTAGCCAGAGCAATTGCTTGTTTGCGAAGCGAAGTTTCCTGAGTGCTTTGTTTCTGGGTAGAACTTGTTACGGACTTCTTGATCTGTTCAAAACCCGAAGTACCCAATTGTCGGGTGATCTCCCCGCGGTTTGCCTCTAACCATCCCTCATATTCAGTAGGCTCAAGCTGTGACAACTCATCCATTACCTGACCTTCAAATCCCCGTTGCGACTGCTGATCATTATAACGTTGCTGTGTAACTGAAGAAGAGCCAGACCCACTCGCTCGTGCTGCAGATGTGTTGGCATTCTGCTGTTGGATGGCTAATTGCTTATTTTGAATGGTTTGACCAAAATCCTGTGCATTCTTCTGCATCGTTGGCTGTCCTTGATAATAACCTGTAAATCCGGCATCCTGTGCAGCCTTTTGCTGCTGGAACTGCTGCGTACTCAGTGGTGTTAGACCTTGAATCTGAGCATAGGCGAGAGATGGATCATCTTTCGGATCTACGTGGACACCATATTCTTGGCTGAGTTGGTTCGCCAAATTAATGTGATCTTGTTGACGCTGCCGTTCTTCAGCGTTAAGTGATCGGTCATTCTGGAACTGCTGCTGCCCGAGTCCATTAAGCGTCATCGCGTACTGGAGTCGCTTATCATTCTGATTGGCCTCTGCATTTTGATCGTCACGAAATTTCGTGTAAGCTTGGCTGATGAGTTGCGGGAGCAACTGCGTATTCACCCTTGCCGTTTCCGCTTGAGCAGCTGCCTGCCCCGCATTGGAGTTAATCGTAGAGTTCATAATCCCTTTCTTGTTGTAGTAGGCTGCGAGATTGCCTGCCTGTTGCTCTCCGCTAGCCTTGGCAGCCTGCAATGCGCTTTGATACTGTGGATCTGTATTTACATCGTACTTGAATTCCTGCTTCGGCTTGTTCAGGTTCTGGCGGTACTGATCAAGGGCATCGCGCATGTCGTAGGAATTATCCGCCGCGGCCAACTGATTTTCGTTCGCATAAGTCCTGCCGTCTGCGCTTGGAGTCGCACTGGCATATCTCTTATTTTTGAGCATTACAGTACCATTATCGTAAGTAATATCATCGTCATTGTACCCGCGGCTGCGCAGGTAATCGCGGATGGCAACTGCCATGGAAAATCACCCTTTCTTGGAAATAGAAAAAGAGCCGCAGCAGCGACTCTCGTAATTATTATTTTTGCAGTTCTTCAAGAAGCTTCTTCATGGCAGCGATGCGGGATTCGTTCTGTATGATTAATTCATTAGTTTTTATTTTTCTTTCATCAGTCATACCTGTAACCCGAATCAACTCATCTTTCCATATCAATATAGACGATTCCATATCACTAATTTCTGCTTTTAAGTATGTGATTTGTTTATCTTTGGGAAGAGTGGTATCTACTAAACTTTGCTCATCTGGGTTACTAACTGGCTGCGTAGGTGTTTCCGGCACGGTATCAACCCCTTTCTCTTTAAGTTCAATTCCAAGATCAGCGTTGAAAGTCACATCCATATTTAACGCTTCTCCTATAGCTCTAACAGGTAGATAGCTTGTTCCATCAACTACTGCTGCCTGAGTTGCTAAAGATTTCCCCGCAACCTTCACGGGAAATTGTCCTTCAATTTTTTTGCCAATAATGCTTTCTACAACATCGTCAGCGTATGCTGTTCCAGCAGCGGTTGCAATAATACCCGCCATAAATCCAATCAAATACTTTTTCATAGAATCCTCCTTGGAATGTCATATACACTGAGTATACGTTTTTTTCCAAGAACTGTTAAGATGTTCGGATTCCATTGCTGAATGAAATTGGAATAGTCGGGGACCCACCGGATGATCCTGCCACATAGACAGTTCCTGAAGCTCCGCTAATTGTGTTTTGTTTTGCATTTAGTGCTGATTGGAGCGAGATGCCATTAAATCTATTATAAAATTCGTTCCATGAATTCACTGAGATTTTGTAACCTGTAGCACATTTAAGAAAAACATCACTATTTGAGGAAGTCAATTCTAAAACACCAGAAGATGCATTAATTTTAAAATCCCCCGTTCCGTCTGGCTTAACGAACATTTGCATTCCACCAACAGGATCTTCCCAAACCAATGCTGGTGCTCCGCCAACAAAGTTCGGTGTAATGTAAATTGAATGAGTTGCATCATACGAGGCTCTAAATAAACTATCATCTGAATCATTGAAATCAACGCGTGGATATGCTGCCTGCGTTCTGAATGTGCCACCGACTGCCGTCAGCTTCCCACCTTGCGTCACTCTGAAAGATGCCTGCGTAGGATCTGCATTACCTGCCCAAAAGCGAATCGCATTGGCGTTCGTCGGATCACCCCCATTCATCCCTACAATTCCCGATTTGTGCTTAAACACCGTTGGAGAGACGTTGAAGCCGCTGATCTCCCGAACATTGTCAGAATCAATGCGACCATTCGCCAACCATTCTACCGTTTTAGAAAGTTTCGCAAAAGCATCTAGTAAATCATCCAGCGACATGTCATCGCCAGGACTCGGCAAGCTAATGACACCCATTACATCACCTCAACGGCGGCATATGCTTTCTTGCCAGAATCAATAGCTTCCCTCGTTTTTTCTGCCTTTGCTTCCTCACCTAGTGCTGTGTATGCGGCTAAATCCATCTCTAGACTAAAGATTTGTGCGCGGTACTGCTCCAAGCGATGCTCCTTTAAAGCATCTTTCATTTCTCGTGTCGCTTCCGTTGGGTCTTGTTTAATAGCCATCCTGTTCAATTCCTCCTACCTAATTGGGCTAGTTTCTTCTTGTCGGGAAAACTCGATTAAATCCATAGGGCCTGTTCCCTCGATTTTCATACGGATGAATTTTGCGTTCATCGCGATCGATGTATCAAAGTAAATGGATGTGCTGTCAATCAAGCCGTTCGATGTTATGCTCTTGGCGATCTGCCAATCTGCATCGCCAGATGCCGACTTGCTCAGATACAAATTCATTGTGCTACCACTCGGGAGATTTGCTGTGATCCAGGCACTCATCCACCGAATGACCTGAGATATGGAAGAAGCTGTGAATGGCTTACTTACCCAGCGCCATGAAATTGCAGCGCCGTTATTCGTTGTACCGCCAATCTTAAGAACACGTCCTGTTGCGTCGCCAATATAAAGATCATTGCCCATTCGCGCGAAGCAGAGTGGCTGAATGTCATTCCACACGTTCCATATGCCTGCAGGCTCACCATAGTTATTGATGACAGTCGGATCATAAACGAGAATTGTATCCGGCGCTGTGCTGCTACTCAATGAAATCCCGATGTACACATTCTTCCCATCCGAACCCATGCAGGAAAGACTCTTGGACGTCTGGTTCATATTGTCCGCATACCACTGAACTGCTGTGAAATAGTTCTTTCGTGGGCGAGATCCAGCGTACTGGTACCCTCCACGTTCACTGAAGAAGTATGTCTGACCTTCCAAGTTAACAGCGCACTTATTGTTGATCATGCCAATATCAGGTGCCATTTCAACAAAACTGAAATCAGATGCGCTCGTTCCATACAGCTCATGGCAGCTCGTCGGGAAGAATACAGTAACATGACCAGAGCCGGCTTTGAGTCCTACGATTTTCTTACCTGTGTTGATTTCCTTCTGGATGCTCCCAGGATCAGAGTCGTTTTGCGCTATTGTGCTCCAGTTCGTCGGAACGTTCAGCTCGCAAAAAGCCACTTGGATTCCATTTACTACACCGTACAGTCGGTTATCATGCTCATCGATGTAGTTGATAGCAGCAGGTGCTCCTGCTAGCACCTGAACATTGGTACCGTCGTATCGTTGTGCCGAATTAACCCCATTGCTGCCAATAAGGTTGTAGTCCGTCAGATTCCCTTTGAAATTGCAAAAAGACCACTCGGCAGATGTGTCTAGCCCCGATGCGAGCGCCGCGCTCCATGCTGAACCTGTCCATTTCCGCCATGTGCCATCGTTAAAAACCGCATGCAGTTCTGTGTCCTTCCATACTCCCATACCGAGCACCTTTGTACCTATCGCTAATCCAAGCAATGTGTATCCCGGCTTGGTTGTAACGGCAGGAAATTTAGATGATGACAGGTTATAAGTATCCGTCGCATACTCTGGGCCAATAGAAAAAGGATCGAGTTTATTCGATCCCTTAAAGATGCGTTGTGTAATTGGTGGTTTGGTTTTTATTGGAGGCCAGTAGTTCATACCATGACTCCTTTCACTTAATAAGGACTTCCTAAACCTAGAGTAGCGAACATAACTGCACATAAAATAATTGCCAATATGAGAAAGCCGGTTTTTACCAATCTCATATGATTCTATACCTCCCCAAACCAAGTCCATTTTAATGCAAGACCTGCCGTAGTTGGATTGGCATAGTTAATATAAATATTTGTGGCATCAAAGCTAACGCTGAATTGTCCGAGGTCCCTCGTTTGAGTTGATGCTGCCGATGCTACTGCATATTTTGGCACTCCATACAGCCCATGTGGAAACTGGTACGTATACGTTGCTGCTGTCGAACCAACTTGATATGTCCCTGAGTTGCGGCCGTATTTCTCCGATACACGATTGTTGAAAAATGTATTACGCTGCCCAATGTCCGTAAACGGTGTTGTTACAACATCGATGGTGTTATCTTCGATCTGATTGTATAACGCATAGGTATCCAAATAAATCGCTGTTTGGCAGTTTTTAATATCGTTTCCTTCGATCAAGTTTCCGTACCCTGGATATGTGAAGTCTTTACCTTGAATGTACACGGCTCTTGCAAAGTTACGCATGAAGTTCTTGGATACAATAACTCGTTGCACTCTACCATTTCCAAGTGTGCCATCGATCACGACGCCTCTGGCGGTCATTGTGCCGCTTGTGTAGGTACCATATGTGTAAATGCCATTGTGATGAATATTAATTTCCTCTGATGTTCCAAACTGCGGCACGATTTGAATCGCATAATCCGTCTCATCCTTGCAAGCAATGTAGTTGTCATGGATGTTTGCGCCGCCCCAATATCTCATAATGACGGGGTTTTTACAGAAGTCTAACATGCCATCTGAGAAGTCCATGGACCCGCCATTTGCGAATTCAAGACCAATAAAGCATGCGATGGCTTCGCAGTTGTTAAAGTGGTGGCCTGCAAACAGATCAGGTCTTGTTGCGCTTCCGTACCCTTTAACTGCTTGATAAATATTAAGGAACTTTAAGCTTTGATAGTGTAAATTCATAGCACCACCTGAATTATCTCCATCCAGCTGCAGCCCAATTGCCGTTCCGTATCCAGTTGCCCAAGAGAGAGTTCCTTCAAAGTGGCAGTTATACAGTCCACTTTCCCTTGCTCCATAAATACGGAGAAGGGTTCCTGCGTTTCCACTGGCATAAAACCAAACATTCATGAGTTCGAATGATGTAACGGCACCAGCTGTCCAGGTCTTATTAATAAACACGCCTGTACCACTGGACTTCGTGACAATTTTAATATCCCTGACCATAAACTTGTGCGCCACATCTTGATCCGTTGTAATTAGCGGACTTGCTGTTCCTGTGATGACGGATGAATAGCCGCTACCAGTAATGGTAATCATTTTATTCGCCGTTACAGTTGAGACAAGAAAGTATGTTCCAGGTGGGAAATATAGCACGCCGCCTTCTGCCGGCATCGCTGCAATTGCTGCTATGACCGCAGGTGAGTCATTAGTAATACCATCACCTTTAGCTCCAAATGCCTTTACGTTGTAAATTAAGTCTCCCCAAGTAGCCGCGTTAACAGAGGTATTTATTTGTTGAGCAGCAATCTCCGAAACCCTCATATTACCACCACGATTCCTCTTGAATTTGAGCAGGTTCAGTGTCTTGATTAGCGTCATTGTAAATATCAAGCTCAGCGTTGTACTGCGCAATGAAGCCATTAACTAAATCATATCTTTGAGAAACTTCAGCAACCTCTTTGCACGTTCCATAAATCAGCAGGCTGTGAAAGTCCTCGTCTAAATCAGGTGTATCCCCTAGAGATCCCGAAGATAACTCCCTAGGCTCCTCGTAGCTGTAAATCAGCATCCCAGCCGTATAGTTTTGACTCGGTGTAGGATAAATGCCAATTGCATTATCTAGCACATAAAAAAATTGGGATATGGCATCGCCTTCAAGCTGCCGGTACTCATACCTAGTACCGTTAACCAACACTTCCCTGATCTTCGAAGCAGAAAACGTGATTGGGTAGAGCGCTTGGTCTTTAATTAAATCGATCGATGTGGTGACGGTCCGCTTCACTATCGTGCGAAACAGCTTCTTTTGTAGATTGTTGATCTTCCGGACGATTGAATCTGTTGTCAGTCCATTTGGGCACTTCTCATTTATTTCATTGATGATATCCTGCAAGATCATGTCCGGTGCCTCCCCATAACGTAAAAAAGCAAGGCTCAGATGAGCCCTGCCTGTTCTAAAATTTCAGCAACGGTCTGTGGTACCTCAACCTCTTTGCCCTTTTGAATCGTGTACGTGTAACCATTGACGATGACGTTCTCAGCAGGCCAATCCACCTTAACACCTTGCTGTACAGCGTTTTGAAGTCGTGTTTTTTCTTCTGGTGGAAGGAACAATTTAACGGTCACCTTCTCCTGATCCGCGAGTATGTCGCCAGATCTCTGAGCTAATTTATCAATATCGTTGTCAGTTACTTGCTTATTTTCATCTTTGGTAGCCATGAGGCATACCTCCTTGTTGTTTTATTAGAGGGAGGCTTAGCCTCCCTGATCATTAACCGCTCGTTGTGTGCTCGATGCGCAGTAACGATGCTTGTTGTAAGATGGCGATAGTAAACAAAACTTTCCAACCGCTCGTAGCACGTTGGTCTAGCGGATCAGCCGTACCAGCAGAACCAAGAGGCTTAATGATATTCTTCACAGAGCCGCTGCCCGAGATATCTACTAGACCATAAGCTTCTTCTCCAAAAATGATTGTTGCATAAACGTCAGCACCTGCGGCGCCTGCGCCTGCAAACTTTTTGGCATTAGCTGTCTCAACAAATCGAACTCCAAAGATACGGCCGATTTCACCCGAAAATAATTGTGTGGATCCGGCATACTTGGAAGCATCTTGCCAAAGCGTATCCCCTTGAAGGTCAAACGTTGCTCCAGGCTCCACGATAGCTATATAGTAACCGTTGATTGGACGTGCCTTATTCCTTTTAAGCGTACGAACTGCTTTCCTAATCTCCAATACCGTCAAGTTGTCGCCTGCTGCCACTGTTACACGAGATACGCGGTTATTGGCGTACTGGACGTTTGTTCCAGCAGCAAGAATATCACGAGAGATTTGGTCAATCGTGTCTGAAGCCTGGTCACCTAGAACGTTTGCGGTTTCATCTAACACAGGATCAATAGCAGACAAATCCAAGATGTCGGACACTTGGATATAATCGCCGTACTGAGCCACTGTAGCTGTTTGAGCCGTAATGCTGAGCGAGTTACCATTGGGAGTTACACCCTCCGTCAGCGGCGTCGTAGCGGCTGTGATGACGTTAAATTTACGAAAGTTGATAGTCAAACCGCCATTCTTCGGAATCGGGCGCTTTTGACCCCATTGGCGGTAAACAAAGTTTGGCAAGAGGCGGGAAAGCAGCTTCTTGTCATAGTATGTTTGCATCTCTTGCGTGAGTAGGGTTGTTGTTTGAGTTGTTGGCACGATAAATCAGCTCCTAGGTTATAGAATAATTCGTTCCCCACGCTGTACTCGCTCGGATATCTTTTGAATATCCTCGAATGAAGCGTCGGCAATGCTTATGTTTGGATTAGCAGGACCATCATTGCTTGGAAGCAACTGATTGTTATCCCTGCGGGTTACATTGGCGAGCACTTCCTGCTCTTTCTGTTTGGCAATAGACTCCAGCTTGTCGTGATGACTGGCAAGGACGTATGCATCTTCAAGCTTGTATCCACGCTGCAACGCCATGTCGAACACTTTGTCACGGTATTGCTCAAAATCAGGGTATTTCGCAGTCAGTGAAGCAACTTCCGCTTCAACTTGTCGGAGTGCCTCTTGCTGCTGGATCGTTTTGAGTTGCTGCTCATACTGTGTTAATTGGTTACGCAGAGGAGATAGATGCTCCCGAATAACAGCTTCATCCACGCCAAGGCGATCCGCCTCAGCTTCAATCAATTTCTGTTGCTCGGCCTGTTCGAATGCTTGCATCCATTGGGATGTATCGTTAAATCCGTTGTATTTGGCGACTCGTTCAAGGTATGCTGCTTGCTTCTTGGTTTCTTCCAGCTGAGACTGAACCTTGTCGTAGTTGTATCCCTTCTGGAGATACGTTTGGCGTTCATTGACCGGAATACGCACGGCCTCGCCGTTATATTTAATCTCGTCGTACTCGATGGCTGGTGTGGCCGTTAAGTTCTCCGTAGTCTGTGGTGCGGTCTCAGTTACAGGTGATAGAGTTGACTCGCTTCCTGATGATTCAATCACCGGTGCGCCGCCTCCCTCTCCTCCTCCGAGTTCAGCATTGTAAAATGGTCCACTATGGTTGGTGGTGTATGGCATGATAAATCCTCCTCGCGCTATGGTTGGCGCTCAATTGGTATTGAAATAGGCCCGATGGATTCTCACCATGGGCCTATTACTTCTGAAGCAGTTTCATGAGTTGCTGCACAATTTGTTCATCCGGCATTCCTTGTTGTCGGAGCATATCGATCTCACGTTGCAAGTCTGGCGGTGCCTGAGCGTATATCTCATCCAAGCTTGGCATTTGAGGAGCTGCACCTGCTGCTGGCATACCTTGTTGCCCTGTCGGTGCACCCTGCATTGGTGGAGGCATGCTCTCCTGCTGTCGCAGACGTTCGATAATACGATCTTTACCCGGAAGATTCTCCCCAACAATATCAATATACTCACTTGGCAAGATCACCTGTTTGGCAAATAAGTCTTCCGCAAGCTGAGCAAGATAAGCTTTACTCATTGGCGTGGATGCTCCTGCACTTACCTTGATGTCGAAGTCTATCTCAGCATATTGAGCAGCATTGAACTGGATAAACTCGTACCCACCGTTCTGTCCTTCTATCCGAATGTAACGATCTTCTGTGTAATTCTCCTGCACCAACTCAATTATCTGCTCGTATACTTCCTTGATGGACGCATAGAGGTTACGGGCAATACCCTTGATTGGTATGCTGCCTTGCTCCTGCAGCATTTGAATAGCAGCCGCCGCCGTCACTCCGCCGGGAGTCTCACCTGTGTTGGCGTCATACAATCCTGTTATTTTCTCGATGTAAGTTGTAAGCATATCAGCCAACTTGAACACATCGCCTTGGAACTGTGGAGGTTCTAGCCATTTTACAGCCGTATCAATGTTCTTTACCTTCCACGCCATTCCGGGTTTGCTCACCCACTTGTTAGGGTCAATGCCCGATTGACTATCAATGAGAGCAATTGGATTAGCTGTTAGCATTGCGCTCGTTGTCGGCATTTCCATAAGCTTGTTTAGCAACTTCTGGTTGTTCATGATGTTTCGGGGTTCGCCTATGCCGATGATGCTCTTACGACGCTTGCGAGCTACGAATGGTACGAATGGGTATCGACCATGCTTGTAAACTCGCTGAATTCTTTTCAAAATCTTGCCACCTGCTGCATAAATGCAGTTTAGTTCGCCATTCTCCAAATAGAAATACTCGTAGAACATCGCTCGATCACTTGATCTTCCTGCATCCGGACGGTTATAAATCTCCGTCTCAAAGTTCTGTTCAGGAGGAATCACTACATTCATACCAAGTGACCTGGCGTATTGCTCGATCCAACTGCACAGCTTGGGAGTGGCATAAATAACAAAGCGACAATCCTGCATTCGAGAAGCTCGTGGATCCACATAGACATTACAAGGGTCAGGTGCTTCAATTGTGACATCGCCTTTCCAAACCGTCCCGCGCTGCGGACTCCCTCCACTAATGGAATTGTCCCAGTATACTTTGAACCATCCTATATCCAGCAGCAGGCCAGTTTGGACAATCTCTTCAATGCGGCTGTCAAAGTCAGCTCGATCCGCAATAACGTCCGTTACCTGCGTAAATAGCTTTGCCGCCTCAGCATCATCTGAATGAGTTGGCATGATTAGTCCTGATGGACGATTTTGCGTAAGCTGCGGCTTCTTTTGATCGACAACGTAAGCGACATAGTTTACGACCGGATCAGGACGCCACGAAGCACGCTGGTTATTCCAATGCTTGGCGAGGTAGTAATCATCATATTCTCGCCAATCAGCGTGATATTCTTTCATTGCTCCCAAGGAGAGGTTAAAGTCCTCCTTGATCTTCGCAAATAACGAATCATCACTCATCATGGATACAAGCTGCGGCTGCGTAGTTGGTACGTTAGGCGCATTTGGTTGTGCGGTTGCTTCCATAAGTTCCTCCTATACCGTTGTGCCGGCAGCATCTTTCCAGACTGATCCGTTCCACCAGATTGGCTTGCCGAGCGTTGTATCGTAGTAATCATATCCAACCTTTACACCCGTTGGACGCTCTGCAGTCACACCGTTGGGGGTCACATCGATTCTCGTTGACGTGTAGACGCGTGCGCTAACTTCATACTTTTGCAATCCAGACGCTGCCACAATCGTAATGGCTGTGAATGTAATTTCTTGCATAAACGTAGCGTTCGGAGCTACTACATAAGGAGTAGCGTTAATGGTTAACGTGATATTCGCAGTGCCCTTATTTTTAAATGTGATGCTCTGTTGCTGTTTAGGAAACGTGTATGTGGTGCTTACGGTTCCGATCGTATCAACCCAATACGTGGATATCTCTCCACCGCCTACGTCCCTTGCTTGTGCTGTTACGTTTGGCATATAAATCCCCCTTTATAGATCGTGCCATGATACTTCTTCCTGCTCGCTTTGCAGTGCAAATGGAAGGTGTGTCTCTCGCTGTTGCTGACTATTGCTCATGGCATTTTGCTCAACCGGGTCGAAGTACTCACCGATGTAGTTGAAAAGCACAAATAAGGCAATGGCTGATGCCATCACCAAATCGTCAAAGCAGCCCTCTTGGGCATTGGTCGTACCATCTGGAGCACGCACATAAGTCACGCACTCACCGATCAAGACAGCATCAGGCGTGTGAATCAGATTCTCCCGAATACAACGTGCAATGTGGTCGATGATGAGCGGTTTGGTCTTCTTATTGGTTTGAAAACCAAGTGACTTCGTTGTGATGTCCCTTGCTTCATCATACTTTTCCATCTGAAACACCATTGGATAATTGGTTCGCTTAAGCGCATTGACCGTTGTAAACCCGTGATTATTAATCTCTGGAGCAAGCAATGCCGTGTTGTAATATCGCCCTAAGGCATCAAGATGCTCACCGAATAAATCGGGATCCATATGACCGTGCCAGCGGGCGACTTGTCGGAAATCCTTTGCATCCCATACCGTAGCAGCTGAGTAATCTCCTGTTGCTAGTCCTTGCGATGTATCAGCACCAATAACATAGCGTCTACCAGGCTGAGGCTTCTCCCAAATTTCGATATATCCACGGTCATCCTGCACCCATATGCCATGTTCTAAGTTACCGCGTTCACCCGCTTTAGCTTTAAGCAGCCACTTATCCAGCTTCTTAAGATCAAACCGACTACGTCCAGACATCAGGAAGGCTTCGACCTCGTTAGATGGATACTCTTGCTTAAACCGATCTTCCTTGGTGACGCCGTCCTTGTCGGGCATCTCGCCTATCTTCCAGCGCCGCCACTTGATCTGCTCAGGCGTCAGGCTGTACGTCTCAATAAGCAACTGCTCATCTTCGCTATAAACGAGCTTTTCACCGGCTTTAAGTGTTAGCGCATAATCCGGATGCTGGAACCAAGCATAGAAGTGTGATCGCCATTCCACCGAACCCGTCTTGGCTTCTTGATACGTCTTGTGGTAATAGTTACCGACGCCATTGGCTGTTGACTCGATGACAATCTCACCGTCATAAGGAACGGCCTGCAGAAGACCTGTCATGAGCTCCTCAGGATTAGGCCAGAACGCCACTTCCGAACAGAGCAGATAGTTGATCGTCTGCCCACGTCCGAACTTATCTGTACCGGCTGTACCAACATAGATTGTACTGTTGTTGCCTGCGAAGAAGTATTCCTTGCGATTGCCATACTTAGGCTTATTACGCCCGTTGTTAAGCTGCTCTTTCTTAGCCTCTGGCAACCTCTCGTACATAAGCTGAATCGACTTAAACAGCTTTTGTGTGGAATCTGCATCATGGGCAATGATAACCGCAGTGACGTTCTCCTCGTTGATGACACACTCAAAAAACCTCGCAAGCGTGAGCGTAGAAAAGCCCAACTGACGAGGTTTGAGGATGATATCACGCTTGCCTTTATGATCCCAGTACATAGCTTGTATTGGGTTAAATACGAGCGGATGAACAGTCTTTTGTTTGGAACGAATATACAGCTTATCCTCGATGTACTCGCGTGGGTTACGAATCCATTTCGGCGTGTTCTTTACCTTTGCTTGCTCTTTGATGCGGTCGTGGATGCGGTGAAGCATACTACTCGCCTCTCAAACTTTTCTGTTCCCTCGCCCACTCTTCTTCATCGCTCAGTGCAACAGGTTCATACAACTTCGGTTCGGTTGTATGCTCTTTATACTCAGCAAAATTCTTTGCCATTGCTCGGTCAATTAAGTCCGCTGCCTGCTCTCGATAGATCTTTTCACGCTCTCGAAGGAGCATTACGAGAACCAAACAAATTAAGAATAACAGCACATTTGAAATTATTAATCCGATCACTCCATATCTCCACCTTTCATCTGCTTCTTCTCACAGCCCAACGCCTTGATTAGACCTGAACCCCAAGGAACCCAAAGGCCGTATTTGCGACCAGCCTGAAACGCTGCTATTTCACCACGGCTGTAACCTAGAAGATTAAAATTTCGATATATAAATTTCCTCTCCGCTCGTCGCTGTACTTTAGCTTTCCTTTGTGCTCGATTCACTCAACGTCCCCTCCCCTCATTTGTTGTTGCTGCTCAACAATTCTTTGCATTCTTGGATTGGCAGCGATCTGGGCCGAAGCCACCTCAAATGCTTCTAAGTTCGCTTTTCGAAATACTTCCATGAACAAATACAGGTACTCTTGAATCAGATCAAACTCAAACGCTTTGGAGCGCAGATCAGCCATGAACTTGCTGTTCTCGCGGAGCTCACGGTTTAGTGAGGTTATATTCTGGATGTTACGCCTGAGTTCAACGACGAATCCTTGCTTCCATTGCTCCAGATACTCAGCATCTTTACCATCCTTCTCTAAAATGGCGGCAAAGCGCTGTTCAAACATATCAGGCAGCTTATTAATGAATTCGAATCGCTCCAATAGTACCGATGTCGTTCGATACTGGAGCTCAATGATATCCAGATCGAAGTTCGTGATCCGCTCTACTTGGGAAGGCTCCTTGACGACGACTTCCCTTTTTTTGACCTGGTCTATCGTTTTAATGTAATCATTTACAGCAACGTGTGAAATAGATTCCTTTGCTCTCTTCGAGCATGCTTCAGCTATCTGGCGAGAAGATTTCCCGGCAGCGAGCATCTCAGCGACCAGCTTTTCAAGTCCAAACTTTTCGATTTTGCTCTGTCTAGCCATTCAATCACCAACCTTTACAGCTGTAAGTTTTGTAAGCTTATTTCGCTAAGTTTGTAAGAGTTGGTTATTACAAAAACCTCTCAACGCTATACACAGCAAGCGATTCAGCTGTTAAGTTATTTCTTTACACTGTAAGGCACAATGGACGACAAAAATGTGTAATCTCAACACAAAAAAACAACCTACCCCAAAAGGAATAGGCTGCTCATTTTCGCTTCTTCAATTTTTTCTTTAGCCCGTTCCAAGAACTTCTGCACACTGCTCCTTCCAAGATGCAGCTCCCGGGCTATATCGTATTCACTCATGCCGTCAACATGGTACATCATGAAGCACTGTCGCTCGCGATCAGAGAGAGTGCTCATGGCATCCTCGATGCGGAAGCGGTCTTCCTTCGATAACTCCCCACTAAACTGCGTACGATCTGTATACCAGCCATTTGGTGAAGCATAGGAGTCAAGCCAAGCCGGATCCCAATTTGTTTCTTTATATGCTCGTTCAGCACCTTTGTAGCTCCCAGGTCTT